ACGTCCGCAGTGTCAGGGTATTCAGTCGGCGGCGCGGCGGTGCTGCCGTCCCCTGTGTTCAGCCCCGAGTACTTGCGCGTGTCCGTTATGGTCTGGTGTATGGTCAGGTTCTTTGCCTTGTCGGCGTTGTTGATGAACAGGGTGAACGAGCGGTAGTCGCGGTCGGTCGCCGAGGGGTACTTGTCCGTGTCGTACTTGCGGTAGTCGCGGTCGTAGGTGAAATAGAGACCGTAGTCAACGACCGCCTGTGTGCTTGCCAATTCCCATTTCGGGAACGCGGCGTTGAAGTTTACGAGCGAGGGCGATGTCTTGGCGGTGTACTCGTAGTCGGGCAACCCGATGCTGCCGTCAGCGTAAGCCGAGAACGTCACCTTGACCTTGTTGTACGTCTCCGCCGCCGCGAGCGTCTGCGCATCTGCCGACCAGTGCACGGCTCGCGGTATGCCGCTGTTGTACAGCGCGTTGGTGTCGTAGATGCAGACCTTGCCGTTTTGCTGCGTGATGTGCAGGGCGAGCGGCTGGAGCACGCCTGTCAGCACCTCATCGAGCGTTGACGGCTCGCCGTCCTCGTCGTACCAGTTCGCGCTGTCGCACGCCAGCTCGGAGAGCTTCAGCGGCGTGTCGCTGTCGGCAAACGAGGTGGTGATGCCGGTGCGCAGCAGCTTCCAGTCGGGCATGAAGCCCGCCTGTTCGAGTATGTGCTTTATGAGGGTGTCAAGGTCTACCAGCCCTTTGAGGTCGTAGTCGAGGCGGTTCAGGCTGCCGAAGTCCGTGAAGGTGAACTCCACTGTGTACCCCTCCGCGCTTTCGTACGGCTCTTCGTAGAACTCCGGGTCGAGCGTCCCCTGCCAGTACAGGTCAACGCTCGACAGGGTGCTGCCGCACTTGTAGACACGCAGCGTCACGTCCCCGGGCTTGTATGCGTAGAGGTCTACGAACTCGCGGTCGAACATCGAGATGACGCGCAGCCGCGCCGAGGAGGACTGCATCACCTGCTCGGGCGGCATTTCCTCCCACTCTATCGTCAGCGCGTCCTCGCCGGGGAAGCGGAGCTCACGCGGCGCGGTCACCGCGTCCTGCTCGGACTTTACCCATATCTCGACATACCACGGCGTTGACCGCAGCGCCGGTATGTAGCCAGTGTAAGATGCCTTTGCCATATACCTATCGCCTGTTATGCAGCTTTTGCCGCCGTTTCAGCACGCCCTCCAGGTCTTGCCCTGCTATCTTGAAATGCACCTCGCCCGCGCCGCTGTCCTCGCCGATGAGCGAGCGCAGCTTGTTGAGCGGCGCGATAACTTCGGGGTTTGACGACGCGCCGGGGTACTCGCCCACGAGGCCGAGCGTTGGGCCGTGGACGATGCCGCCCTCCGCAAACGCCACCCCCTTGAGCGCGGTTATCGAGGATATTGCCGCCGCTGTGCCTGCTGTGATGCCGGCTATCCAGTCCCACACGGTGAGACTGGTCTTCGACTTGCTCACCATGGTCGCGATAATCTGCGTGAACGTTGCCGCCAGCGATACGCTCTGCATCGCCACCGCCAGCCCCCTGCTCTCGGAACTCAACTTGGAAAACGACTGCGCCAGCTGGTCAACGGACGACGCGGCAGACTTCAGCCCCTCCAGCTTCGCGCTCTTCTTTTCCGTATCTGTGAGGTCGGCGGCTGCGCCCTTCCACTGCTCCAGCAGTTTCTTGAGCGCGTCGCGCCATGCGTCAGGCAGGTTGAGCGCGGTGTCCTCCAGCAGTGTGTTCAGTTCCTTGATTTTGTCCTTTACGGTGTCGATGCCGACCTCCTGAAGTTTCAGGGTATACTCCTTTGTGCCGCGTGTGCCGAGGTCTGCGAGTTCCTGCTGCATCCCCGGCAGGCGCGTGCCGAGCATCATCGCGTCCTTCTGCTTGTTGAGCGTGTCGATGGTCTTTTGCAGTTCCGTGATGTTGTTCACATCGGCGGTGCGCTGCTCGTCGGTGTAGAACTGTATCGCGCTGTCGTAGTCGGCGAGGGTCTTCTGCTCTCCGAGGACTGGCGCGACCTTCGGCAACTCTTTCATCTTGTCGAGTTCCTTGTCGAGTTTGTCGCGCTCTTTGAGCAACGCCGTGCGTTCCGCGTCTGTCTGCGCCGTTTGCAGTCTGTTGTCTATGTATGACAGCCGGGCGTTGTAGTCCTCTATGGTCTGCAATTTTGAGGGGTTGGCGAGGTCATCGCGGATGCGTTCTATTTGCGCCAGCCCCCGCTTTGCCCCGTCGATGATGCTCAGCTGTTTCACCATTTGCGCCTGAAGCTGCATCTGCTCCTCGATGCTCTGCGGCTGGGTCAGGTGCAACTCGACATACTTGTCCTGCGCCGCCCTTAGCTGGTCTTGCAGCTTCTGTTCCGGTGTCCGCTTGTCCTCCTGTTCCTGTGGAGCGTTTGACGAGTGCGCGCGTGTAGGCGAAGTCGAGGGAGTGTTGCCGCCGCCACTGTTTTTGGTGTTGACGTTCTGCTCCTTCAGCTTTGTAGAGGCTTCTTTCTTAAGGTCTTTTGCTGTTTTTATTTCTTCGTTGACCTCGTTTAATTCAGTGAGTGTGTCAATACCTTCTTGTAAGGCCTTCTCGTATTCCGTGTCCTCGGTTGATTTATTTATCTTTTTGATTTTGGGTTTCCCGTTGCCGAATACATCAAACTCTGTCTCCCATTCAACATTTAAGTTATAACCTTGGTTTTCATACGCAGCCCGAGCTTTGTCTTGTCGTCGCTTGTTGTTTCTTCTTTTAATTTCGAGTGCAGCTTTCTTCTTATACAGAGCATCAATTTCCGCCTCATAACCGAGTTGCATGCAATACGCCTCGCTCTTGTTTATCAGCGTGTCGTACCAGGCTGCTGCAGTTTTATAAGTTCCGAAGATGTCGCCGTACTTCTCGTTTAGCTTGTTTACGGCTGCTGTGGTGTCTTCATGCGCGTCCATCAGCTCTTTGAGGTCAGATGCCTCTTTAAGAATAGCTCCTTGTGCATCTGATGCAGCTTGCGTAAATGCGTCTTGAGCGAATTGCAGATGGTTCTCTTTCTCTTCGAGTTCCCCCATGCTGTCGGCAGCATCGTCAGTTGCTGAAGCCAGTCCGCTAACGAGTTCAGAGAGGACGACCAGTGCCGCGCCTATGCCGGTGGTAATCAACGCCCCCTCGATAGCGAGCTTCATGGTGCGTGCCGAGACGGCCACGCCTTTCATGTTGGCGGACAGCACCTTCAGCATCGCGCCGAAGCGCACCGATGCCGCCCCTGCCAGTTTCTGCACTGCGGCGGTCAGCCCTATTCGCGTGCAGAATGTGCGTGCCGCCACTATCGCCGCCCACAGCCCCTTGCCGACGGTGAACAGGCTCATGACCAGCACTCCCATTGACGATGCCACGTTGAGTATCGCCATGTAGTTGCTGTTCAGCGCGGCGAGGCTGTCCATCCAGCCCCCCACCATGTTCATGATTTTCTGCGTTGCGGCTGCCGCGCCGGAGTTCATGGTCTCGTATGCCTGGTCCATTGTGCCGGCGCTGTCAGCCATTGCATCGACGTTCTCGCCGAACTTCTCCGCCAGCTGCCCGGTCAGCGGCGAGAGCGCACGCAGAGCCTCGGCAGAGCCGAACAGACGGCCATAGACCTCCTTCTCCAGCACGCCAGACGACTCGGCGTACTTCTTGACCGCCGTGTCTAACTGCGTGAGGAACTCGCGCAGACCGCCGGCGGACTGTATCGCGGCGGCGTTGAACTGTATGCCCATTTCCTGCGCCATCTTCTGCGCCTCCGTGGTGGGCTTTATCAGCGCGGTCATCACCGCGCCTATCTGTGTGGCGACCTCCTGCGTGTTTCCCGACACGCCTGTCAGCGTTGCAAACGTTGCCATGAGTTCGTCCATGGAGATGCCCAGCGATGCGGCGTTTGACGCGACCTTGGGCAACGCCTGTGCGAGCTGCTCGAATGATGTCACGCCGTTCTTTGCGGTCAGCTGTATCTTGTCCTGTACCTTATTCGCGTCTTCCCATGACAGCCCGTAGTTCTTGATGACGGTGGACGTGACCTTGACGACCTCCTCCAGGTCGGCGAGACCGCCGACCGAAGCCTTTGCGGACTTCTCGAGGTATGACATCCAGTTGTCCTCGGGCACGCCGTTTGAGATGACCTGGTACAGACCTTTGGCGAGAGCGTCACGCGCTATTGGTATGTTCTTGGAGAGTTCCGCGACTTGCTCCTTCATCTGCTGGAAGCCGGCCGCGTCCTTGCCGGCCATGGTGTTGGCTTCCTTCATCGCGGCGGTGAACTGGTTGCTCTCCGCCGTGAGGTCTGACAACGCGCCCTGCATGGACTGGATGGCGGTTATCGTGCCGCTTACCGCCACCGCGCTGTCTTTCCATTTGCTGAACGCGGAAGCGTTCTTTTCGACAGCCGCCTGTACGTTGGCTATCGACTTCGCCATGTCTTTGACACTGGCGGTCGCCGTCACTACCTGGTCTTTGCCGTCTACAGACAGCCGTATGTTAAACTTTACGTCCTTGGACATGGTGTGTTGTTTTATGTTGTTTTGTCCTTTAGCTTTTTCGTGAGCAACTCGAACCGCTTGCGCTGCTCCTCCTTGCTCATGGTCGGGGCGGCGGCTTTCTTCTGCCGCCCAGCGTCGTCCCACGGCAGCGGCATCAGCCCCTGCGGCGTGACGCGTCCCTTGACGTGGAGCTGCACCATGATGCACGCCAGCAGCCGCATCCGCTCCCAGTCGTCGTGCCGCTGTGCCTCGTCCCACTGGCGGAACGACCGCGCAGCCTCTTCAAACTCGCGAGGGGTGCATGCGCAGAAATCCTCGCGGCTCATGCCCATGCACCCCGTAGCGTACCCCAGCCAGACCTCTATGCCTTCGCTTTCGCTGCCGTTTTTTTTTCGTCCACAACGTTAGATGCCATGAACCATGCGGTGATGTCTTCGGGCGTGATGCGGTCGCAGAACTCCTCGAATGTCGCTGTGAACTCGATGCCGTCAGCGCGGCACGCAGACTTGATGCAGCAGTACAGCAGCATCGTCAGCGTCACCGCGTCCAGGCTCTTGATGCCCTGCGAGATGTCGAAGCCGGCCATGTCCTTGAACATGACCAACGCGCCCATGGTCGAGCGGGCAGGGTAGTCCTGCCCCTCATACCGGAAGTATGTGCTTGCCTTTTCCATGGTGCGCAGTGTTTATGCGGTTGCCTTGCCCGGGTATACATCAGGCTCGCCGGCGTTCTCGAGGTTGACGGAGTAGGTCGCGTCGTCCTGCGCCGGGGAAGTCTCCTCCATGGAGGTGATGACGAAACTGCCCTTGAGGTAGGGGGTGGAAGCGGCAGCCGCGTCAGTCGCGCCGCGCTTGTAGCACTCTACGGTCACGACAGAACCCTTGCCCCACATAGGCGCAACCTCGTCGAAGCCGTTCTCGGTCTCGTCGTAGCAGCGCAGCCCCTCGGCGGAAATCGAAATTGAGAGGCTTGTCACGCCCTTCTCCTTCCACAGCCCGTGCGACACGCCCTTTGAGGCGAGCGGCTTGACGGCGCGTTCCTTGGTCTCGGAGTTGAACGTCACGGTGTGCGAGGTGCAGTGTCCGACTGCCTTCTCGCCGATTTTGAGCAGCAGGTCAGAGCCGTTGATGTAGCCGGTCTGAGAGCCTGCGGTGGGGTCTGCTTGTACAGATACTTCGTTGTTGTTTGCCATAATAAATCAGATTTTGATAGTGAATGTCAGTTGCTGTATGTATGCGTCGCCGTCAAACGATTCCGCAGCGTCCGTGAGGACGCAAGAACGCATGGTCAGGTCGGCGGACGAGACCTGCTTGTTGTCGAGCGTGTAGCGGACGAGCTCCGCGATTTTCAGCCCCTCGGCGTACTCCTGCGAATACACTGCGAGTTCCAGTTCCACCGTGTCAGCCGACACGCTGCTGCCGCCGCTCGATGAGCTGCGCGGCGTGAGACGGCTGCGGCGAAACGCGATGTAGGGGAGTGTCGCCTCCGCCGTGACGACGGGGAAAACCGCCGTCACTTGCCGCTTTATCGGCGGCGTGTCGATGAGCAGGTCGCGGATGACCTGACCTGCTGACAGCGCGGTGACGTATTTTGCCATTGATAATCCCATAGTCAGAGAGTTTTAAGTGTTCAATAAAAACCAGCTTTCCTCGCCGCCTTGACGACCGCCGCCGCCACGTCCTTTTCTAATTCCCCTTCTATGATGCCGGGGAATGACGGCTCGGCCTTCTCGAGGAAGCCGTAACGCGGCATCCTGCCTGTCGAGGGCTTGGAGTGGTAGAACGTGCGCTTGCGCGAGCGTTGCTTTGTGCCGTCCTCCGCCCACATCAATACAGGCTTGTCGAGGCTCTGGCGGTTGCGGTGGAAGCCCTTCGTCTTGTGCGGCTTTGTGCTTACGAGGAAGCCGCCGCCGCGAGAGTAGATGTAGGAGCGTATGCCGCGTGTCCAGTCGCGGCGGCTGCCCTTGACGTGCTTGGGGCCGTTGGCTTGCAGCGACTGCACGGCGCGGTCTTTGACCTTCTTGGCGGTGCGGCGCATACCTGCCTTGAGCGAGGTGCGCAGCTGCCTCGGGGTCATCTCTTTGAGCAGCCTGTTCCACTCGATGCCGTTGTAGTCCTTCGGGTTCATTGCTTTCAGTCGTTTACCTTGGCGCACTTGAGCAGTGCCGTGCCCTTGCGCCGGTTGTTGATGACGTTGCCGACATGGTAGAGGATGCCGTCGTGCCTGATGCGGCAGAACTCCGTTACGCCGTGCTCGATGCGGCAGTAGAACTCCGCGTCGTAGTCGGGGAACAGCTCCGAGGCTTCGAGCGTGAAACGCCCGGAGACTTTCACGCGCTGTACCCACAGCTGCGTGCCGCCGTCCCACGCCTGAACCTTTGAGCCGTATTCGTCCTCCTTGACGGTGGGGCGGTACAGCACGGCTCGCTCGTTCATCTCTCCTGCTATCATGCCTTGGACGTTTTGCGGTAACGCGACAGCAGCGACACAACGCCAAACGGCACGGAGGTCATCTGCCTGTCGCTCGCCGCCTCGCGGCTGCTGTACCAGTGACCTGCCAGCAGCAGCACGGCTTGAACTATCGGGGCAGGGTACTTGCCGGTCGCTGTGTCAACGAGGGCGGCGGCTTCGCGCTCCGTGTAGTTCACGGCTGCTTGCTCCGCCGCGTCAATGTACTGCCGCGCCGCAGCGTCGTCCACACCGGCGAGGTCGTCGGCGCGGACGTGCTGGCGGAACAGCGTGAGGAAATTGTCGGGCAGGTACTCGGTCATTGCTTACGCTTATGAGCGGGTCCACTTGGCGAGGGCAAACGCGGCGGGGCGCAGGGTGGCGGTGCCGTAGTTGCAGTTCAGGTGGAAGTTTATCATGTCAGAGCCGGCAGACGAGTACGGGTCAACGATGAACGAGATGTCGCCGAACAGCCCCATCACCTGGTAGGTGAAGTCGCCGATGCCGATGTAGTCGTCGCTGATGTACTGCGTGGTGAACACAGGCACGCCGCAGAGCATGCCGTTCTCGATGCACATGATGCCGCTGCCGCTGTCCTTGGGCGTGCCTTCGAGTTCGGCGGCGGTGGCCTTGCTCATAACCCAGCCGAGGTGCGTGCCGGGGACACCGCTCTTCAGCACAGAAGCCTTGAGCTTGCAGAAGTCCTTGTAGCCCGGGGAGGACAGCACGGTCGCGCCGGCCTTCTTGTCTACAAACGGCCCCTTGAGGTTGTCGGTCGCGCCGGTCACCTTGTCAACGCTGAACATGACCTTGTTGATGAGCGCGGCAACCGCTTCGGGCATGAGCGAGGTCACGAGGCTCTCGACGATGCCGTCAGACTGGATGACAGCCTGGCGCGTGAGGGTCATCGACACGCCGATGCGCTCGGGGCGTGCGGTTATCTTGGAGAGCGACAGCTTCTGCTTGGTCAGCTCGACAGCCTCGCCAGCTATCTGCGCGGTCACGGCTTCAGCCACCGGCCAGATGTACTGGCCTGACAGACCGGTGCGCAGGTCGAGCCCCACGGCGTTGAGTATCAGCCCCTCGTAGAGCGGCTTGATGACATCCTCGATGCGTGCCGGCACCGTGCCGCCAGCCTCTGCCTCGGTCGTGCCTGTGTACACGAGCGTCGGCGTGGTCGGGGTAGAGCCGCCTGTGCCGCTTCCGCCGCCCCCGGTATCATCGCGCATCAGGTGGAACTCCGTCTGAACGCCGCGCTTGAGGTTTTCGCGCACTACCGCAGTAGCGGACATGCGGTTGGGCTGCTCAGGCATCTGGCGCAGCGCTTCCACCTGCATCTCGATGAGGTGGTTCTCGCGGCGAAGCTCGCGGTATTCTGCTTCCTCTGCCTCGTTGCGCTCGCGCTTCTCACGTTCACACACTGCTGCCAGCTCGCCGATACGTGCGCAGTTGGCGCTCATTCTCTCAATCAGTCTCTTCATAAGTTTATCGTTTTTAGTTGTTTATATCCTCTTTATGGCTGCGGCGGCCTGCCGCATTTCGTTTATCTGCTCGACCGCTGCGGGCGGTGCTTCGCGCTCGCTTTGGTCGGGGTCTGGCTCTGGCTCTTTCTCTGGCGGCTCGGCATGTACCTCCGTGTCGGGGTACGCTGGGTCGGCGGCAAGCGTGAAGTCGTAGATGCCTGTCATCTTGCGCACCGTGTAGGTCACGCTCTTGTCCTCGTCCTGCACGCGCTCCACATAGTCGGGGTCGGCGTAATACGTTGAGAACATGAACGAGCAGCCGGCTATGTCGGCGCGGCTGACCAGCGCGAGAGCCTCGTCGCCGTTGGGGCTTTCAGGCGCGTCAAACTCGAACCACACGCCACGCTCGTCAACGCCGTAGGAGAGCGACCCCTTGCCGCGCTTCGAGCGTGCCAGTATAAGCTGGCGGTCGTGGTACATGGTCATCTTGATGTCCTGCTGGTCGAGGAACTCCATGGTGACGGCTTCGGGCGCGATGACCTCACGCGCCTCCGCCTTGCCCTCCAGCCCCAGCACTACTGAGGGCGTGTTGAACAGTATGGCATAGCCGCGTATCTTGCGCGACTTGCTGCTCTCGGCCTCGCGTGTCAGCGGCGTTTCGCGCCGTACCAGTGTTTCAGTCTTTTGCATCTTGCGGTGTATCGTTGGTGTTTATCTCGTCTATCGTGCGAAGGTTGGCGGACACGAGCGGCTTGTCGCCGCCCTCTACAGGGGCGCGGTTGTCGGCGGCTCGCAGCTCGTTGACTGTGCGTGTGCCGTTGCCCAGCTGCTGCGCCTCGTAACGCGCCCTGCTTTCGGGGTCGCTCGCGTACAGCGCGGCGCGGTCGAACTCGAACTTCGCCGCCCCCTGAAGCCGCCAGCCGCACAGCTTGCGCTGGAACTCGTTCTCTATCATCCGCAGCATAGGGTTCAGCGTCTGCGCCAGAAATGCCGTGTTGGCGTTCTCCGCGCTCTTGTAGTTGCTCGTCGTGTCGCTGAACACGAATGAGGGGTGAACGCCGAAGAAGCGGCATATCTCCAGCACCTCGAACTTGCGGCTTTCGAGGAACTGCAAGTCGGCGGAAGACATAGACAGCTGCGTGAACTGCAAAGGCTCGGGGACGGACACTATCCGCCGACCGCTCACGTTGAAGTCCGCGTCGAGGTCTTGCGCCGTCCTTTCAATTTCGCCGTTTGCCGTGTAGCCTGTGCCGGCAAAGTCCCCAGTACCGCAGACCAGGCCGCGCACCGCGCCCCCCGTCTTGAAGCGGTCGAGCGTCTCCGCGTCACCCTGCGCCGCTATCGACAGCGTGTTCCGCGCCGCGCTTATCACCGACTGCCCAACCAGGCCGCCGGCGTTGTTGTTGCGCAGGTGGATTATCTCCTTCGGCAGGTAGCTGCCGAAGATGTTGTTTGTCGTGTCGCTTACCGTGTAGATGCCGGTCAAGGGGTTGACCGACACAGACCCCGGCGAGAGCAGCACAAGGCGGTCGCAGCCCCTGAAATCGGTGCTGTTTACCGGCATGATGTAGGCGTTGCCGCTCACCAGTATCTGCGCCACGGCGAGCCGCATGAAGTCGAAGGCGGAATAGTTCTCGTTGGGCTGCACTTGCAGCAGGTAGTTCATCCAGCGGTCGCGCTCCGACTTGATGCCGCGTGCATCGCTTTCGAGGTATCGGAGCGGCAGCATCGCCACGCTCTCCGACAGCAGCCTCACGCAGCGGTAGACGGTGGCGATGCACGCCCCGTCGCGCCCGTAGGACGCTGCGGGCAGGGTGCATGAGATGCGGGTGCTGCCGACTGGCGCGGCGGCGGTGTTCTCCCTCTTGAAAAGCCGGGCAAACTTGCCGAAAAATTTGTTTATCACACCCTTGTGTGATAGCAGGAATTCGCAGCCTTATGCCGCCTTATGCCGCCAATAATTTTATGCAGATGATGCGAGGGATATAAACCGCAAAGTTACCGCCATGTTTCACGCTGTCGGGGTGTCCGTGGTGTCCTGTTAAGCTTAATGGGACACTAACCGCTGTTAAATCATTGATAATCAAGGGTGAATATTTCGGGGGCTGCCAGTGTCCCATTAGCTTAAAGGGACACGCGCCAAAGGTTGAGGGGGCATCGGCATACGCTTCCGCCCCTCTCGCTTTCAGGCTTTCCGCACCGCGTGCCAAAAGAAAAAGGGCTGCATCACGCAGCCCTTGGAACATGATATGAGCGGATATGGAACTGGGGGCGATGCCCCCTATGACACTGCAAAGATAGTCATTTTCCGCGAGTTGCGGAAACGCTGTCACTGCTGCCTGTACTTGTTGACGACACGGATAATGTCGTCGAGGAAGTCGCTGTAGTCCCAGCCCTCGAACTCGGCGACCATTTTGCTGAACTGTATCTCCGCTTCTATCTTCCGCAGCGCGTCACGCCTTGCCGCCGCTTCGAGCGCGTGGGGGTCAATTTCGGGCTTGCTCTCCTCGATGACGATGTACGTGTTTGGCGACAGCGTGAAGTCGTGTGCCCTTATTTCGGAAATCGGGACTTGACGTTCCGCGCCGCTCTCGTGCAGCCGCATTGTGACGTAGTCCTCCGTCCTGTTCTTCTTCATCACGATGAGGGCAGTCGATATTCCGGTGTCCTCGAAATAGCCGCCCTCTACCAGTTCCACGCTGTCGATGACGTTCTGCTCTACCAGCCACCTGCGTATCTTGCCCTCGCGCTGCCCCCTGTACAGAACGCCGGGAAAGTTCAGCACGGCGGCAGTACCGGTCGGGGACAGCGAGTGCAGGATGTGGAGCAGGAACGCATAGTCGGCTTTGCTCGGCGGCGGCAGACACGGCGCGTCACGGAAACGCTCGTCTGCCGCCGCAACTTGGTCGGGAGACCACTTGACGCTGAACGGCGGATTTGCCACTATCGCCTCGAACTGCTTGCCGCGAAACGCGGGGTGCAGGAGCGTGTCGCCGCCGACTATTTCGCTGTTGACGATGTTCGCTGCCGTCTCCTGCGCTTGCGCCTCGTCGAGTTCCTGTCCGTACTTGCGGACATGGTCGGCGAAGACCGCGAGCAACGCGCCGCCGCCGCATGTGGGGTCATAGACCTCCGTGACGTTGTCGGGGATGAAACTCTTGATGTGCTCGGCGAGAGCGCTGCCTGTGTAGTACACGCCCGCCGACTTGAACTGCTGCTTTACCGCAGCCATGCTCTTGTTGCTTGCCTTTGATGTGTTTGCCATGATGTGTTGTGTGTTGTTGTCACTGCTGCCGCCGCAGTTCGTGGAACAGCTTAATCGACATTAGCGCGGTTATAAGCCCGTCTATCTTGCCGCTGTGTTCGTTCAGCTTGCGCGGCTTGCAGTTGCCCATGCCGTCGTAGTCCAGATACGCGCTCGCCAGGCAGTAGCGGTTTATCGGGTTCTCGTTCAGGAACAGCTTGCCGGTCAGCCCCGCCGCCTCGAAGCTCATGCACGCCGCCGTGAAGTGGCCGTAGGTCTGACCCACGTCACGCAGCAGCGACTTCAATCCCGAATTAGACAGTATGTTTATCATCTCGCGTGCCTTGTAGCGGTCGTACCCTATGGCGTACAGGCGGACGTGCTCCGCCCTTGTGATGATGAACTGCGCCACCTGCCTGTAGTCCATGACCGCGCCGTCGAGCAACGTCAGCGCACCCTCCGCCGCCCACTTGCGGAACAGCACCTCGTCCGGGTGTCCTGCCAACGCCCCGCGAGGAAAGAAGTACCGCGTGTCTATCATGAACGTCTGCGCCGCGCCGTCAAAAACGCAGGTCGATACAGCCGTGAGGTCGCCGCGCACACTCAGGTCTATCGCTATGGTCGCCGGCGGCGTGCCGCCCATGTCCTCGACCCTGAAACGCTTGAACATCTTTGCCGTGTCCTCCTCGGTGAACCACACCTTGCGCGTGGTCGTGGAGTACATGTTCAGCAGCTTTGTGCGGAACGCCATCATAGCCTCTGTGCCGTCACGCTGCGCCTTCGCCCACTCGCCACGGTAGAACTCTTCGGTGACTGTCACGCCGAGGTGCGGCTGAACCTTGCGCCATGTGGCAGGGTCGCCCTCCGCGTCGTCAACGTCAGGCTCGAACAGGTGGGCAAACACGCTGTCGTCCTCGAACTCGCCGAGGAGCAAACGCTTGTACCCTTGCAGCATCGAGTAGAACGGCCCCTCGTACACGTCCGATGCCGTGGTGATTATCACGGTCAGGGGGTTGCGCCTTATGCCCATTGACGTCGTCAGCACGTTCAGCAGCGTCGCGTCACGCGCTTGCGAGAACTCGTCCATTATCACCGTCGAGGCGTTCAGACCGTCCTTGGTGCGTGCGTTAGCTGTGAGGCACTGCGCAAACGCCGTGCGGTCGGCTCGCCGCGATTTGATGACCTGCTCGTTGACGGTGTAGTACTTCCCCTTCGGGTCGAGCTTGCGCATCGCACCGCGTATCACATCGAAGCACTTCTTTGCCTGGTCTTGCGAGTTTGCTCCTGTGTAACTCTCGGCGTTGGCTTCCCCGAACAGCATGTCGTATATCGCTATCGCCGCCGAGGACGTGGTCTTGGAGAACTTGCGCGGCACGAACAGGACGGCGGTGTGCGTAACCCTGCGCCCCTCGCTGTCGTAGAAGCCGTATATCGCCGCGAACTGGAACGCCTGTACAGGCGTGAGGCGGTACGTGCAGCGGCCTTTCTGGCCGGGGAATGACAGCATCTCGTAGAACTGGAAGAACGTCAGGACGTGTGCCTTGTTGAGACCGTACACGCGGCAGTGGTGAAGAAAACGCTCGACCGCCAGCTGCTCGAACAGGTTGTGCGCTTCGGGGCGCGTGCATACCTCGCGGACGTAATCCTCGATACGGCTGTCTACCTCCGACAGCCTGTACCGCGACACGTCTGCTGCGGCGAGCCGCGCCGACACCGCCGCTTTCGCTTCCTTCAGGTGCTTCTTGCTGTACTCGTCCACGCCGTTGTGTCATTCGGGCTTGATGACCCCTTGCGACTGCGCCATGAGACTCGTCAGCCCCCTGGTCATCTCCGTGAGCTTGTCGTCAGTCTCCTCCGTCAACACGTCCGAAGGCGTTAGCCCCAGCGTCTTGAAATAGCGGTTGAGAGTGTTGACGGTCTTGTCGAGCTGCGGCACTTGCGGCATCAGCACTATCTTGTAGCCGTATGCGGTCTTCTCGCGGTATGTCAGCGCGGACACTCTCTCGATGATGCTGTCCTGCACTGTGCTTGCCGCCGCTATGTCGGATATGAGCTGCTGCGCTTGCCACAGCGACACCGCAGCCATCTGTATCAGCGGCACAACCGCAGGGCTGTACTTGCCGCCCGCCTTGACGGCTCTGGTCAGCTGCTGCGTGTATGTCCGAATTTCTTTATTCATATTTACTGTTGTTAACGTTTATGTACAACTGAAAATCACCTCGCGCATTAAAAAAAGGGCGCGGGTGGGTTTCTTAGACCCCCTCCCCCTCTGAAAAAACGCCCCCCGGTGTGCCGAGCCATTCCGACAGAAAACGCGCTGCCGCTGCCTTGCTCCGCGCTGCCGCTCCGCTCTTGCCCTTCATCTCTTTGTGCAGCGCGGCGTGGCAGTTGTGGCACAGCGGCATGAGGTTGTGGAGGTCGTAGGCGAGGGCGGCGCGGCGTGCAGGGTCTGGCACGCTCTCCAGCGGCTCGATGTGGTGAACCTCCGTTGCCGCCGTTACGCGCCCCCGCTCCTTGCAGCGGCGGCACAGCGGCTCGTGGGCAAGCACCGCCGAGCGGCATCGCCGCCACCGCGCCGTGTTGATGAGCGCGATGTAGTCCGGGTTGCGGCTCACCACGCCGTCCTCCGTGTCCTCTTGGTGCGCTCGCCGTAGCGCGGCGCTTCCGCGTCCGTGTACTCGCCGAACATCTCCGCTATCTCCTCCTCGGCTGTGGGCGTGTGCCGCCGCTCCTCCTCGCGCCATGCCGCCTGCCGCTCGCTTGCCGCGTATACCATGCGGTTGAGCATCGCGGTTACGAAGTTCGGGACGCTTCGGTAGCCGCCGCGCTTGGTCATTGTCTGCATCGCCTGGTATATTTCAGGCAGCACCCTTACATGTACTCGTACTGTCTTTGCCATACTCTGCGGATGTTATGCGCCTTTTGCCGCCAACACTCGCCGCACCGAGGCGGCCATTGCCGCCATCATCGACCGTTGTCCCGATGCCTTGCGGTCTATCGCCGCGAGTGCCTTGATGTCTACAGTGCCGCCGCACACGATGCGGTGGACGGTGACGCGCTGCTGCTGCCCCTGCCTGTGCAGCCGTGCGTTGGCTTGCTGGTACAGCTCCAGATTCCACCCTGTGCCGTACCACACGATGATGTGGCCGCCGTGCTGCATGTTCAGTCCGAAGGCGGTCGAGGCAGGGTGGGCGAGCAGCACGTCTATGTAGCCGTTGTTCCAGTCGCGCAGGTCGTCCGCGCCCTCGTAGCGGCGTACGCGCTTGCCTCTCACTGCCGCCGCTATGCGCTCCGCCTCGTGACGGTACTGGTAGAAGACCAGCACAGGGCTGTCTGCATTGCCGATGATGCGCGACAGCTCGCCGAGCTTGAGCGTGTTGACCTCGTGCCATTCGCCGCTGTCGTCGTAGACCGCGCCGCCTGTGTACTGCGCCAGCTTGTTCATCAGCGCCGCCGCGCTTGCCGCCGTCACTTCGCACACCCCCTGCTCGTCGGTCAGCTGCATGATGCTGTCGCGCTCGAACTCGGCATACCCTTTCGCCATTGCCTCGGGCATATCCAGCACGTGGTCGATGACCTGCATAGGCGGCAGGGGATTGTTGTCCTCGGCGAGCAACGTCAGGCAGATGTCGCCGATGCTGCGGCGTATCTCCTCCTCGGCGTGCGGCTTGGGGGTCATCTTCAGCACGATGTTGTTCCGCCGCCAGCAGTCGAAGTACTGGTCGCGCCAGCGTGTCAGCGACTGACCCAGCCTTTCGCCCAGGTCGATGACGTACATCTGCGCCCACAGGTCTTGCAGCCCCTGCGGCGTGGGCGTGCCTGTCAGCCCCACCACGCGCCGTGCCGCCCTCGAGAAGTCGCGTGCTGCCTTCCAGCGTATCGCCTGGCGGTTCTTGAACGTGGTCAGCTCGTCGAGGACGACCATGTCAAACGGCGAGCGGAAGCGTTTGCCGTCAACGTAGAGGTCGTGCAGCCATGCCAGCGTGTCGCGCCCTATAACGTACACGTCCGCGTCCTCCGCAAGCGTCCTCTCGCGCTGCGCCGCCGTGCCGGTGACGTGAACGACGCGCAGCGATAGGTGCTGCCACTTCGCCGCCTCGTCCGTCCATGTCGCCTCCGCCACCTTCTTCGGCGCGGCTATAAGCACCCTCGACACCTCCAGCGCGTCGATGAGCCGCTGCACTGCCGTCAGCGTGACCACTGTCTTGCCGAGACCCATTTCCGCGAACAGGGCGCACCGGGGATGCTCTTCTATCCACCGTTGCGCCGTGTGCTGGTAATGCCGTGGCGTGTATGCCGTCTTGCTATTCATATCCGTGCGTGTGCTGCGCCAGCAGCTTGTCTACCTTCTCGCGGCTGTCTGCCGTGCATACCGTCTGCCCCAGTGCCATGAGGCGGCGGTGTGCGCTCTCTTGCAGCTTGCGCGGCCGCTCGCCGAGGCTCTTGAGCTCCACCCACAGGACGATGCCCGAGGGCAGCAGCACCACGCGGTCAGGCCACCCCGAGCCGCTGGTGCTGTTCATCTTCAGCGCGATGCCGCCCAACGCCTTGACGCGGTTGCACAGGTAACGCTCTATGGCGTACTCGCGTGTCCGCTTCTGCCGCGTCAGCAGCACCGCCGCCGCGTCAGAGGCTGCCGAACTTTCTGAACTCTTCTGCATAATAATCAAGCCGGTTTTTTAGGTCTTTTGCCCCGCCCGTCCACAACAACTCGGCTGTTTCGTAAACGTCTTGGGCAAACACACGTGTGAGGGTGCGTATCCCCTCGACGACGTCTTTCGGGTCGTCGCTGGAAGCCGCTGCTTTTACATGTTCATGTATGAGCGTTGCTACGCTATGCAACTGAACCAGCTGCTCCAATACTAAAAATCTGCGTTCTTTTAGTGTCATTGTTTTTTCTGTTTAGTTTGTTCTTTTTTTCTTGTTGTTCATGCCACGGCACGCACGGCACGCACGGCACGCACTTTTTGCGATATTATTACGTACACACACACCCCCTGCGCGCGCGTATCTATATACGCTTGTGCTGTAGGTCTGTATATATACTCTTTTATATCTTTTTCTTCAAAAGTGCATGCCGTGCGTGCTATGCGTGCCGTCCTTTGATTATCAACGAGTTGCACGGCACGCATAACAGCACGCACCACGTAAAGTGCGTGCCGAGTGCATGCTGTCTCGCTTTTTAGCGTCGTCAAGGCACGCATGGCACGCACTGCGTGCCATAGTGCGTGCCATAGTGCGTGCCGTGCGTGCATTGTTCTATTTGTCGGATTACATGTCATCGTCGTCATCGTTTGCGGCTGGTCTTTTGTACTCCCTACCGCGCCCGTAGATGCTGTACCGCTGCCCCTCGTCCGTCCAGCCGTGAGCCTTCAGGAAGCGTCCCACGCGCACATCGAAGTTGCCTGTGCAGGACTTCACCTTGGCGCGTGCCTCGGCTACGTTGCGGACGCGGTACATGTCCGAAAGGAAGCCCATCAGCGTGAAGCTGTCGCGCTGTTTCGTCGCGGTCTCAAACTGCGAGCGCGGCACGCCGTCACGATAGTACTGCTGCCGCTCCGTGATGCTGTAGCTGTCCCACTGCTCGGGTATCGGCGTGTCGAGGTACTGCATGATGTCGATGAGGACGGGGTCTTCCAGCGCGGTGCTGGTCTGCTCCTGCCGCCGCGCCGCCACCGCCGCCGCGCCTTCGGAGAGCATCAGCGGCTTGCCTTTCCACTTGGTGCGGTAGAGGTGCAGAGCCTCCGCCCACAGCTGGTCGCGGTCGCGCTCTATGGCGGTCACGGGGTTGCCGTGCTTGCGCAGTTCGGGATTGACGGCTATGGTGTTGAAGCGGCGGTTGCCGTTCTCGCCGCGCAGGAAATGCGCCTTGTTGGTCGTGCCGCCGAACACGCACTGCCGCTTGTAGTAGACTTGGTAGTGTCCGTATGCCGGCCTGAACTTGTCCTCCTGCACTGTGATGAAGTTCTTGACGGCCTCCTCCTCCGACCTGTTCATCGCGGCGAGTTCGGCGAGCTCGACTATCCACGCGCCGCGCAGCGCGTCGCTCGCGTCCTTGCTCTTCATGTCGGGCAAGTTGTCATTGAACCACTTGCCGCCGAAGATGCGGAACAGGGACGACTTGCCGCACCCCTGCTCGCCGTGGAGCGTGAGGACGTAGTCATACTTGATGCCAGGCTCGTAGATGCGAGCCACGGCGGCAACGAAGTGCAGTTCGGTCATCTCTCTGTTGGTCTCGTTGTCCTCCGCGCCGATGTAGTCGGTGACGAGCGCCGCAAGGCGCGGCGTGCCGTCCCATGTGATGCCCTCGAGGTACTCTTTGATTGGGTGGTAGCAGTGCTGTTGCGCCACCACCACCACGCCTGTCCGCATGTTGTCCTTGTGCGTTATGCCGTACAACTGGTCTATATACATTTTGAGGTGTTCGGCATCGTCGTCCGTGAAGGGCGCTTCCTTGTCCCCCGCGTTTGCCGCGTCCGGGTGCGATTTTGCGAACCACGGCGTGGTGCAGTTCAGTTCGATGCGTTGGGCGAACTCGTTGTACTTGAGAGCCCCTTTCAGACCGGCGTCCTCGGTGAGTATGTCTCGGAAGTTCACGGGGTCTTTGGTGGGCGTGCCGTCCTTGCGGCATCTGAGCATCGCCATTACGCGGTCGGTGTCGCTCTGTTCTGGCTTCGGGGCTGCTTTCGCGGTTGGCGACAGCGCGGTGATGCTGTTGCACAGCCGCCGCATGGCGAGGTACGAGGGCATTGCGGTCAGCGGCGTGCCTGGCTCTGCTTTTGCGTCGTAGCTGCTGTAGAGGTGCAGCCTGACGAGGTCGAAGGCGTTCAGCAGCCGTCCGTGCGCTGGGTCGGTGGCATGATTGGAGTATGCCCACTTGCCGTCGTAGATGACCACGCCGTCGGAGGTGGTCGCGCCGATGTAAGTCCAGCGGCCCCCCTTGCCGCGCCTGTACACGTCGGGAAGGAACTGCTCGATAGCCTTTCCGATAGGGTAGTACAGGCGGCAGAAGTCGCCTACCGCGCCGCCCTTCTGGAGAGGGTCGCCCGCCTTGCTGGCGAGCGACTGCAACGCGGCCGCTGCCTGGCGCGTCTCTTCGTCTGTAGGCTCTCCTTTCGCGCTTGGGTGTGCAGACGTCCGCTGCTCGACCGTAACGCCGTCAGAAGCCGCCCACGGCGTTGCGGAGGCGCATTCGAGAGGCTTGCCGTGTGCGTGTGCGTAGTACTCTGGCGCGCCTTTCGGGTGTGCCGGCCAGTAGAACAGATGCACTACGTCGTAGCATGACGTGTCTACATAGTCAGTCCAGCCGAGGTCGCTGACCAGCTGCATCGCGGCGGCAGCGTAGTCGGCTGCCGGCAGGGGGTCGGCAAACGGCACGACCACGCGGACACGCGGCCGCTCCACGGTGTGCGAGTGCGTGGAGTATATCACGCCCTCAACGCCGCTGCGCTCCATGTCGTCGAGCAGCGCGTCGGGGTCGAAGCCGCCGCCGTCGAGGTCGAGCGTCACGAGCGAGCGCGTCAGCGCGTTTGCCTTCTTGCGTATGCCGTCCTTGAGCGTGCCGCCGACGAAGCCGCCCACGTCCTTTGCGCGTGAGCGGCTGTCGTTGTCCATGGCGGCGTACTCGGCGGCGGTGCAGCCGGTGACGGTGAAGCGTGCGCACCTTTCGGCGAACTCCTCCCAGTCCATCGTCTCCTGCCGCCACTGCTGGCACAGGCGGCTGCTGCCTGTCGAGATGTCTATGGTCATTTGCGTTTTCTGTTTTTCGGGGTTGTCTTACATGTCGTCGTCGTCGTCCTCGACAGCCACGCAGTCGAACACGTCCGCTGTCGCGACCGCCGCGCCGAACCGCTCGCCGTCGCGTATCTTCATCACGGAGTTCAGCCCCACGGCGACCCCCTTGTTGGCGGTCACGGCGAAGGGGTAGAACGCCACCTCCACAGCCGCCCACATGCCGCTGTATATCTGTTCGGGGTCGGAGATTGGGATTCTGTTGGGGCCGTACACTGGCACGCGGTTCTTGCTTGATGCGTTGAAGAACATGGCGCTCTCGTAGGCCTCGCCGCCGTTGTCCTTCTCGCTGCCGTCGCGCAGGGGGCGTTTCAGGTTGCCGGGGATGCGCCCTCCCCATACGGTCGCCTTGCCCCTCTGCGCCGCCTCCTCGACAGCCGCCTGTATGGCTGCTATCGCCTCGGTCTCGGTCTTCGGGATTAGGACTGCGGTTGTGTACTTGCCCGGGTCATTCGGGGCAGCGCCGTCCGAGCGGTACGGCTCTGTCAGGTGCGTGTAAGACAGCCGCACCGGGGAAATTACGTAGGAATTTCTGTTGGTCTTTGTCACTTGTACTTTTGCCATATCTGTATTGTTTATGGGTTGATGTTATTCGGTGTCCTTGACTGCGTCAAACACGCTTGCGTCTGCCGCTATGTCCTGCCGCTTGTCGCTGTCGGGGACGAGCGTGGGGTTGCCCTCCTTGGTGCTTACGAACTCGCCGCAGAGGTCTGCGAACTGCTTCTTGCCGACAGCCTTCTCCAGCGCGGTGAGCGTCTGCAATTCGCGGGGCTTCCATATCTTGGCCGCTTCCACGCCGTTGGCGGCGAGTGCCTCTGCCGTCTTGTCGGGGTCTGTGATGACGCGCCGCCCCCTGCCGCGCACCACCTTCCAGCCGGGGTATCGCGTGCCGTCCATGGCGCGGCGCACCAGCTCCGCCTCCATGCCCGAAGCCCACGACTTGACGGTGTCGAGAGCCGGCAGCACGTCGGCGGCTATCTGTTCGGGGGTCAGCAGTTCAGCGTCTGCCGCAGCGGCGGTCAGGCAGTGAGCGGCGAGGGCGCGGCACGAGTTGCGCACCTTGCAGAAGCGACACCACTCGCCAGGGGCTTTGAACCGCCCCTGCCGTGCGAGCCGCACAGCAGGTGTCAGCACTTCGTCTGCCCACAGGAGCAGCGTGCCCACCGGCAGCAACTCGGAGGCGTAGTTGCGCTTGCGCGGCTGGATGATGCTCATCTCCACTGCCTCGATGTCGAAGTCGATGTCGATGTCGGACAGCACGCCGAGGGCGTATATGCGCATTTGGGGGTTGCCTGTGGCTTCCACCGCCACCCCCTGTCCGTACTTGAAGTCGTAGACGTGCAGCTTGCCGCCCCCGACGATGACCGCGTCTGCCGTGCCGTAGCAGTCGGGGATGCTCCGCAGCTCGAACCGCTGCTCGACCATGAGGCGTGCGCGGCTGTCCGCTGCCAGCGTCTCCTCGTAGTCGTCCCATACGCGCTCGGCGTAGTCCTCGGCGTGTGCGAGCATCTCGTCTGTGCCGTACTGCGGCCACAGCGTGTCTATCTCCTCCTGCTCCTTTGCCGTGTCCATGCCGAGGCGGTCTTTGAGCCGCTTTGCGCACAGGGCGTGAGCCAGCGTCCCCTCCTCGGCAAACGGCGAGGGCGTGTCAGGCGCGTCAGCTTCGAGCCTCGGCGCGGCGGGGCAGTTCATCCAGCGGTGAGCTGCCGAGGGCGACAGCGGCGCGTGCTTAGAACGGGATTGTGCAGATGTCTCCATTGTCGTCTAGTGTTAGGTTATCGCACCATTCGCAGAACAGGCGGATGTTGTCGCCTGTCAGCTCGCTGGGCTTGCACTGCCCGAGGCGGTATGCCTGGTCCTTCATGATAGCTGACAGCTTCTTGTGGTACTTCTGGTAGCCCTCCGACTGGGTGTTCTCGCGCCAGTCCTTAGGCTCGATGCGGTCGCGTGTGCGGTCTACCGCCTCGAGGGCGTTGTAGGTCGTCACGGCGGCGCTGTCAGGCTCTATTGCCGCCACGGCTTCAGCCGCTTGCGGCGACACTTTCGCGGCGAACTCGACCGGCACTGCCTCCTCTGGGGCTGTCTGCGCAGCCGCTTCGGGCTGCTTCGCTTCCGCCGCTTCCACTGCGCCCTGCATCATCGACAGCGTGAGAGCGTCGGCGAGCCGCAGTATCGCGTCGGGGAAGTTGATGTTTAGTGTTATTTCCATGTCGTTTATATTTGGGTGTTACATGTTCTTTTCTTTCTGCTTTGTTTTCAGTTTGTGTTCCTTGATGAACCTGCCGCACGTGTCGGGGGAGACGTGCAGCCGCGCCGCAATGCTGCGCTGGGAAACGCCCCGTGCCAGCCACCGCCGTATGGCCTGTCGGTTGTCGAGCAGCACGCGCTGCACGGGGCTGTACCGTGTCACCTCGATGTTGTGTTCCAGGGCGAACCTTTTGAGGGTGGCGAGGCCGACTCCGAACCGCTCGGCGACGGCGTCGTTTGAGAAGCAGGGGTCGGCGCACATCTTGCGTATCTCGTCGATATGTTCCGCCAGCTTTTTTCTCGCGGGGTCGGGGGCTGGCTCGTCCTGCTGTGTCGGGGCGATGTCGAAGTACCAGCGCGTGTAGCGCATAGGACGCGAAAGCGTCACCTCGTAGCGCGGCTGCTCGCCGGGAAAGCGGCTCTCGATGAAGCCTTCGCATGCCGCCACTGCGGCTCGCATCTGGGCTTCCTCTTCGTCTGACCACGCGACGAGGCGGTCAGCCGAGGGGCGTATCTTGTGGGTCTGTGTCATCTTAGTTGTGTGTTAGGTCTGTAAATGCGTTCCGTGACGCGCAGCGAGTTGTTTGTGGCGCACAGTGACGATACCCTGCTCCACTCGGCTATGCAGGTGAAGCGGTCTTCGGGCATCTGGTATTCGCTGATGAACAGGGGCGCGGTCTGCTGCTCACACCAGTCGTAGAAGGCTTCGTGGTCGAACCCCGCCTTGCCGTATTTTTCCGTGCCTCGGCACGGCGGGTCGGCGTATATCACGCTGTCGGGCTTTATCTCCACTTCGCGGTAGTCGAGCTGCGTTGTTTCCAGACTTTCCAGACTTTGCAGACTTCCCAGACTTTGCAGACTTTGCAGCCTTTGCAGCCTTTGCAGACTTTGCAGACTTTCCAGACTTTGCAGACTTCCCAGACTTTGCAGACTTTGCAGCCTTTGCAGCCTTTGCAGACTTTGCAGACTTTGCAGCCTTTCCAGACTTTGCAGACTTTGCAGACTTTCCAGACTTTGCAGCCTTTGCAGCCTTTGCAGACTTTCCAGACTTTGCAGACTGGCCGGCGATGCCTTGCCGAGCTGGTCGTGCAGGAGCTGCACGACCTTGCGGTACAGGACGCGCCGCTGCTGCACGGTCTCGGCAAACAGCATCTCGTGCAGTGCCTTCTTGTACGGCTCGAGCTCGCGGCTGTACAGGTAGTCCATGCCTTTGTTGCCGAATGACCACACCGAGCGCACATAAGGGTCGGAGGCTTTCAGCCTGTGGAAGTCCTCGCGGCTTATCCACCGCCGCTCGTCGCGGTACTTGCCGCTTATCGCGGCGCGGAACAGCTGCGGCATGTCGGCGATGTCGTTGGCGTGGATGTGCCGCCACTTGCCGAAAGGGCCGTTTGACACGGTCATTGCGCAGTGTGTGACGGCGCAGCCCCCTGCGAACAGGTCGTAGAGGTGTTCGGCTTCGGGGAGCAGGGCGACTATTCGCTCGGCGAGTTTCGACTTGCTCCCTTGGTATGGCAGTCCGTATCTCATTCTTCTGCTTGCTGGTAGATTATTCGCTTGCCGAACTCTTCGGCGAACTTGTGTTCGATGCGGCAGCCGCGTGAGGCGTTCCACCCCTGGCACATGAATATCGCGTCGCAGTCGGCGAGGGCGCGGAGGTCGTTGCAGATGTAGTCGGCGTATGTGGGGTTCTTGCCGTGGTAGATGTCGAAGGGTGTCAGGGGTCTGTAGCCCTGCCGCGAGAGTGCGTGCTTGACGAGGTCGGCTTCTTGCCGCGCTTCGTCTTTGTCGCGCCCTGATATGGGCAGCGAGATGTAGATGGTGCGTTCTGTGGTCATGGTGTCGTGTGTTGATTGTTCAGTATTTCTTCTTGCGGCATTTGAGCTGCCCGTGCTGGCGGTACAGCTTGTGGAACTCTTCGTCGCAGAGTATGGTGTCGTATATCTGCTCGTAGGTGTACTGGCTCAGCCGCTCGTGTATCTGCGGTATCGTGAGGTCTTGCAGTATGAGAGAGAGGACGGTGTCGCGGGGCAGCTCGACGCGGGCGTATCCGCTTTCGTCCTCGCCTTTGTAGAGGGAGTTGCGGTATGCCGTTTCCCTGCGGCGCTTCGCTTCTTCGCCCTTCTTGACGTGCGGGTTGTCTTCGATGCCCCAGCGCATGAGCCAGCGGTCGATTGTGTTGCGGTCTACCTTGAAGTTCTCGGCGATGCGGCGTTTCGGCACGCCCCATTTGTACTGCTCGATAATCCGCGCTTTCGTTTCTTCGCCGCACTTGGGCTCTGACTGCCTTCCGAGGGGGCGGCCGCAAAGCACGCCGAGTTTCATGCGCATGCGCAGCCCCTCGCGTGTCCGTTGCCGTATCATCTGGCGCTCTATCTCTGCGGACAGGCCGAAGGCGAATGCGAGGACTTTGGACTGGATGTCGTCGCCGAGGGTGAAGCGGTCTTTGACGGTGTGGATGACCACGCCGCGTTCCATGCAGAAGTGGAGTATGTCCATGACCATGTAGAGGTCGCGCCCGAGGCGGCTTATTTCGGCTGCTATCACGATGTCGCCGCTCTGGAGCTTTTCGAGCATCGGGCCGAGGTTGCGCTTGCTTGGGTCTTTGCCGCCGCTAACGCCCTCGTCGGTGATGAACTGCTCTATCTTCCAGCCGCGCTCGGCGGCGAACTTCTCGACGCCTTGCCGCTGTGAGTTGATGTCCTGCGTGTCAGTTGACACGCGCAAGTATCCGTATATCATAAGTGGAGTTTGTTGATGTTGTATTTTTCGGCGAACAGGCGGTTTGCCCATTCCACCTTGCAGCTGTCGTCGACGCTTTTGCGGTTCTGCTCGATGTCGTCCTCGAGCTCGCGGGTGTACCGCAGCAGCAGGGCGTGCCCTTCGGGGTTGACGGTCTCGCCGCCGCTGATGTTGAGCCGCCGCGCCGCCGCCCGCCAGTCGGTGACGAGGTCGGAGGTCTGCGTGAAGGCTTCGTTTGCGCCGCCATAGACGTAGACGACGGCGAGCAGCTTGCAGCAGGTGTCGAGCGAGAGGTGGCACTCGCCGACGGACGCGAATGCGTCTGCCCATTGCTGGTAGAGCGTGGTCGTTGCCATGGTCACAGCAGCCCTGAATGGTACTCCTCGGCGTGGTTGAGGTCGCTGGCGATGCCGTTGATGATGCCGCGTGCCTCGTCTGTGTCGCATTCGGCGGCGTACCGGGCGGCGATGCCCCACTCGGTGTAGTGCAGGGCGCGTGCGGCCGCGATGAGGTCTCTGTCTTTGTCTGTCATGTCGTTTCTTTTTTGAGTTTGTCGTTGTGGACGGTAGGGGAGTCGAACCCCTGTCCGGTCTGCTTGACGGCGCTCTTGCGCCCGCTTCCCTGCCCCCGAGGGCTTCCCGTCCGTTTCGCCGCGTTGCGTCCTCTCGGATTGGCGCGGCTTGCGTTGTTCGCATGAAAATCGGTCACATGTCGAAATCAGTAAAACATAACCCTAAATCTAATCCTAATGACTTGTGGGCGGTCGCGGAGTCGAACCGCGTTTGCCGAGCCTATGTTACTTGCAGCCGCTGTCCGTCATGGCTGCCGTTCACCGCCCTTGTTTCGCCGCGTTGCGCCCTCCCGGGCTGGCGTGGCTTGTGTGACCATTCATAGTTTCACCAAAACAAATCTATCGAAAAATGAAAACGATTATATGAACAGTGGATGGCCGCTGTCACTAATCCATTGCTGCTTGCACTATGGCGGCGGCCATCGGGTTTCGCGGCTCTCTTGCCGCAGCCGCCCTCGCGGGTCGGGCTGTAAGTCTGTCATACCGCCGCGATGATTGCGTCGTTGGCGTTGTCTATTGCCACGGTGTCGAGGGAGGCGAGGTATATCTGCGTGGTGGCTTCGCTGTCGTGCCCCAGCCCCTCGCTGATGACTGATATGGGGATGCCGCTTGTCCGCGCTGCCGTCGCCCAGCTGTGGCGGGCGCAGTACATGGTCAGCCGTATAGGCAGGTCGAGCATCGCGCCGATGGCTTTAAGGTGTAGGTTGACGCGAGCGCTCGCGTTCAGGTATTCCTTGTAGCGGTCGCCACCGGGGGAGGTGAGCAGCGGCAGCAGGTACTCCGTCGGATTGGCGGCGTACCCGTCCAGTATCTCCTGCATTGCGTCAGTCCACTTTATCGACAGCCGCTGCCCGGTCTTGCGGCGTGTGTAGGTGACACGGCCGTGCGACAGGTCGCTCTTGCGCAGGAACGCCATGTCAACGAAGCTCATGCCGCGCAGGTAGAAGCTCATCATGAACATGTCGCGGGCGAGCTTTTCCAGCGGCTTTCCCAGCGGCATTGCCTTGATGCGGCGTATAATGTCTATGGGCAGGGCGCGTTTCTCGGTCTTGGCAACGCCTGTGTACACGTTGCTGAACAGGTCGCGCTTCTCCGCTATGCCGTCGCGCACCGCCCTGTTGTATGCGGCGCGTACCGAGCGTATGTATTGCGAGGTGGTGTTGCGGCAGAGCTGGAAGCCGCGCAGCCACCCCTCGTATCCCTCGATGAGCGAGGGCTTCATGTCCTTTATGCAGATGTCGCCGCCGCGCTTGCCGAGGCTCACGAGGTAGCGGCTGAAGCTGCGTGCCGCCCCCTCGTATTTCGCCGCCGTGCCTTGCCGCCCCTGCCCCTGGAGGTTGTCTGCTATGCGGCGCATGTATTCGCATATTTTGGTCTTGTCTGCTTTCATTGCCGTTGTGTCTTAATCGAATGTGAATTTCACGCTCTCGAGTTTGCCTTTGGCGTTGCGCTGGTGTTCGCTGAACTTCCCGCCGCCGCCGCTGATGAACTTGTCGAGGTTGATGCTGCTGCTCACCGCGCTGCGAAGCAGTGCCTCGCGGTATGCCTTGCCGTCGCCCTTGCAGTCCAGGAGGTCGTGTTCTTTCAGCGCGTGCAGCATCATCCGCGCTCCGCTCAAACGTGCGGCGGCGATGCAGGTGCGTTCCCATTGCTTCGGTCTCATGGTCATTGCAGTTCTGTGCCGTTGGGCATTACGATTACGTGTTTGCGCAGCGCGGTGAGCAGCGCCTTGGCGGTTATCTCCCTTGACCGCGAGAGCTTGTAGCAGTCGCCGGCGAACTGCGGCAGCAGGTCGGCTATGGCGAGGAACTCATTCGGGAGCATCGAGCAGCCTGTCGGCGCTACGGGAACATGGTAGTGGCGGAGCAGTTCGTCGCCCTCGCGTGCGTGCATCCGCGTCACGTCCGCTATCGTGAGCGCCTGGTGGACGGCGATGACCAGCGCCTTGTGGTCGCCTGTCAGCCCCAGCCGCCCGACCTCCGTGTCGAGGCCGTAGAAGAGCCGCGTGAGCAGTTCGTCCGCGTTGTCCTCGAACTCGGCGGCGTTGCTTGCCTCGCTCTCCTTGGCGAGCCGCCCCTTCTCGCCCTTGAAGCTGCCAGCATACAGGCGGTCGATGCCTTTGCGGAGCTCGCGGAGCTCGCGGACGAGGGGCTTCGTGCCGTCGATGCGTTTCTCAACGCAGAAGTCCGTGACGGTGTCTACGTACTGGAGTGTGAGGTTCTGCATCGCGAACAGGCGCATTGCGAAGGGTATGGTGAGGTGTTCGGGTATGCTGTCGTAGTGCCGCCAGCGTGCCGCCCTTACGCCTGTGTCGGCTGGCAGGGGCTGCGCGGTGGCGCGGTACTGGGGGTATTTCGGGTCGAAGATGAGCGTCGGTGTCATACGAATATCGTTGGTTCTGATTTTATGTCTTTGTCCTTCTCAATCCACTCCATTGCTGCTTTGGCCGCGTGCAGAAAGTCGTCGTCCTTAAATGCATCGAGCAGCATCCATTTTATGTCGGAGCGGTCTGCGTAAGTAAATGAATGGGATTGTGGGGAGCCTATCTCATCAAATGTGAGTATAATGCATGTGTGGTTGTTTTGGTCTTCATCAATCCATTCATTTGCGGCATCGATTATTGCCTGTAATTTGCTGTCGTTCTTCATGACTTTATGTTTTTCGGGAACTGCTTGCGGAGTTCATCTGCCAGCTGCTTTGCGATTAGTTCCTCGACGTTGTCGATTGCCGCTTTTGCCGCTTCGATGAACCGGGGGTCGGAGGCGAACATGTGGGACAGCATCCCCACGCAAGCCCCGAAGGTGGTTGCTTCTTCCCCCTCTGCCATTCGTGCGTCTGTGTCTGCGGTCAGGACGATGAAGAAGCGTTTGCCGGGGTTCGCGTCGCGCCACTCCTTGGCGGCGTTGATGATGTCTTGCGGTGTCATTGCCTGTCCTCCTTCACTTCCTCGTATTCCACGTCCTCGATGTCGATGCCGCCGCGTCCTGCGATGCTCGCGAGCCATGAGGTCTTGCGCTCCATGAAGTCGAGGAACTCGTCCGCTATCGTGTCAAATCTCTCTTGCTGTGTCATTGCTGGTCTTGGTCTTTTGTCGTGAGTATTTCTTTGGCGATGTCTACTGTGTAGGGGTATTCCTCGAACAGCGTCTGGAGCATCCGCCGCACCGCCGCCATGCCGAAAGGCTTGCCCAGCTTCAGCACGTTTGCCGTCGTGGGTTCGGCGGCGGTGTATGATTCGGGGTCGTCTGTCATCACTATCGCGGAGCGTGCGGCTTTCTGGCCTTCGCGCCGCCAGCGCTGTACGACCTCCATGATGTCTGGTACTGAGATGTTGCTTAGTGTCATTGTCTTGTCCTATTGGCGTGAGTATTGTTCTTCATGACTTATGTTTTTCGGGTGATGCCGTTCTCTGGGTCGCAGTACTGTCATTCAGCACCTGCTGGATGTTCGGCTTTTTGAACATTTCAATTGCGTCTTTTGCGGCGGTGTAGTACGCTTCGTTGTCGTCGAACATCATGAGCAACATTACGGTGATGTCTTGCGGTGTCACCGCCTTTACGTATGTTTGCGACTTCCCCGTCTCGTCGTCTATCGTGGTCACGATACAGTTGCGCGTCCCACGGTTCGCGTCGCGCCACTCCTTGGCGGCGTTGATGATGTCTTGCTGTGTCATTGTCTTGTCCTTTTTGGTTGTTTTACTATGTCGGGTGTCTCGCGCCATATACGGAGCAGACCAGCGTCCCCTGCTATGCCTTGCGCTTTCAGTTTCAGCCGCCGCGCCATCTTCCGCAGCCGCAAGCGGTCTGCGCCGTAGTGCGGCCGTACCAGCAGCACCTCTCCGCAGTGCAGGTTTCGCAGGTCGCTCTCCGTGACGATGCGTGACATGGTCATGCTTTCTTCGTTGAGTGCCACAGGGCGATTAGTTCGTCACCTCGGAACACCGCCCTGCCGTTGGCCTTGCGCGTCCGCTTCTTGATTAGCCCCTTGTCAGCCCACCGCAGCAGGGTGCGCTCGCTGATGCCGAGGCACTCGCTTGCCGCTTTCGTGCCGTACTGCCCACGGGGCAGCAGCGTGTCGGGGAGCGCCGTTGTCATCGCTTGCCCCCTTTCATCATAGCGTCGAGGGCAACGTCGCCCCTGAACAGCAGCACGCCCAGCCCCACGGCGGCGGCGCAAAGCACCGCCACGCCGGGGCGGTCGAGGAGGTTCTGGGCAACGCCCATCGCGCCTCCGAACACCAGCACTATCACCGCGACGCGGATTATGCCGGTCAGCACCAGAAGTCCCAGCCGCTTCATCGCGCACCCCCTTTCAGCCGCTCGACCACATACAGGTCGTCCGTCACGGTCTTGCGTATTGAAAACTCGTAGCCCTCCTCCTTCAGGCGCGATGCCTGTGAGCGTATCGATGCCAGCTTGGCGGGCGTTATCTCCGCTGTCATCACCTCACCCTTGCGCAGTCTGCGCAGGTCGTCTGTGTTCAGTTCTTTCATGATTGTCGTGTGTTGTCTTGATTGTCTTCCTCCTCGTAGCAGTCCTCCATGACCTGCCACCACAGCTCCTGGAGCAGCTCGTTGCCGCGTATCTGCGCCACCGTCTTCTGCGTCATCTTCGTCACGTCTGCCAGCAGCTTGACCGCGCCGTCCTCGCCAGTGCGGTGCAGGTACTCTATGGCCAGCTGCTTGAGCCGCCCGGCTGTCACTATCAGCGAGCGTGTCGTGTACACGATGCCGAGCTTCAACTCGCCGATGCTCTTGTCTTGCGCCAGCGCGATGTCAGGCGTGCGGCACAGGTCGCCCAGCTGCTTCATGCGGCGCTGCTTCTGCTCCTCTTTCTCCCTGAATTCTTTCAGTGTCATATTGTCCCGGTTTTTAATATTGTTCCTCTTCCTTGCCGAAGCATTCTTCCGCTCTGTCCTTCTCTCTCATCACGCCGCGCATCGCCGAGGCGTACACGGCTGTCGCCCCCAGCTTGTTGCCCAGCGTTCGCGCCTCCTTGACCCATGTGTTGAGCCAGTCGCGGAGTATCTGCCAGCTGAAGCGGTCAGGCTCTGCGTCCTCGAGGCGGTTGAGCCATGCCCAGAAGTTCTCATGCGCCTCCGCGAGGTCTTGTGTGATTTCGGCTTTCGCGCCGATGCCCAGGTCGAGCGTGCAGGGCTCGTCGAGCCGCCACGGCTCTTCGATTGCCTGTTCCAGTGTCACGGTCTTCTTTTCTTGTTCCATGTTCCGATTTCTTTTTTCGTTGTTAATTGACTTGTCAACTTGCAGAGGTGCGGAAAACGTGCTAACTTTGCATTTTGTAGTTGTGTGTGAGTACGTTAGCGCGTCCTCCGCTCCGCTGCATTGTTGATTGACAGTGCAAAGGTAAACACAATCGTTTGTCGAAGCAAACATTTCTGATATGTTTTACAACATAAAATGTTTGCTTGGCAGTAGAACTGATTGAAAGATAACAGATTATGACTGGTGAACAGATAAAGAAAAAATTGAGGGAGGAGAAAATCCCCCTTCGCATGGTCGCGGCTAAACTTGGCTATGACAGCGACCAACGTCTGCACAACGCCCTGCGCGGCGATAACGTGAAGAGCAAACTAATCGAGGATATTGCCGCCGCGATAAACAAAAGCGTTTGCTTCTTCTATGAGGGGGGCGGCGGCACGGCGGCTGTCGGTGACGCGGCCAACGCGCAGCACGGCGACGGCAACACGTACCACAACGGCGCGGACGCTGCCACGATAGACCGCCTCATCGGCGAGATGTCGGAGCAGCGGAAGCAGCTGGCCAACGTGATAGATGAAATGGCAGAGCAGCGCAAGCAGTACTCGCAGCAGATAGACCGCCTCCTGACCCTTCTGGAGCACCGCCCCTGACGGACTGTTCAGCCCCTCTAAACAGTTCGGCGTGCGAACAGCACGCGAAAACCTATAAGACAACAACTAACAATAAGTATAACAACGGCTTATCCCAACGCGATTATTTCTTTGGGAGCAGGGGGTCGAAGGTTCGAATCCTTTCACCCCGACACAACGGAAAGCCGTTGACAATCAGGTAAATATGAATGTCAATGGCTTTTGTTTTGCTCAAATATCCGCGTTGTGATGAGTTAAAAAAAACTCCGATATTCGGCATAACACGGCATTTGCACGCATTTGCACGCGCAAACCGTGCAAATGGCGTGCGAATCCGAGGAGTCAGTTTTGACCATGGCAACAATAAAATTCTACTTCGACACCCGCCGCGCAAAAGCCGACGGCACATTCCCCCTCTCTTTCAAAATCAGACACGGCGGCAAGACACGCACCGTCGCTCTCGGTGTCTCGCTGCTGCCCGAACACTGGGACGCTGCAAAAGACCGTGTCACACGCCGCCACCCCTCCTGCCGCGCTTTGAATTCGCGCCTGTCGCACATGCTTGTGCTGGCAGAAGACGCGCTGTATACGGTTGACAGCCGACCGCGAGCAAGCGTCAACGACTATGCAGAGGCGGTGCTGTGCGCTGTCACAGGACGCGAGCCGAAACCGGCGGCAAACATGTTCCTGCCACGCTTCATTGCTTTCGGCGGTTCTTCTAATAAGAAGCCCGCCACGCAATACATATACCGGCAGACGCTGTCGCGCATACGCGCTTTCGATGCAGATGCCGACCGGCTCACGTTTGAGGACATAGACCGCCGGTGGCTGGAACGCTTTGACGAGTTCATGGCGCGGACGGCACGCTCGAAGAACGCCCGGAACATCCACTTGCGCAACATCCGCGCCGTGTTCAACGACGCGATAGACGATGAGGTGACGGCTAACTATCCTTTCCGCCGCTTCAAGATACGCCCCCAGGCGACACGCAAGCGGTCGCTGTCGGTGGAGCGTCTGCGCGAGCTGTTCGCATACCCTGTCGAGCCGTATGCCGTCCGCTACTTGGATATGTTCAAGCTGATATTCTGCCTGTGCGGCATAAACGCCGTTGACTTGTGCAACCTCGACCGCGTCACCGAGGGGCGCATAGAGTACGAGAGAGCGAAGACCGGGCGTTTCTATTCGATTAAGGTAGAGCCGGAGGCGCAGGAGATAATCGACCGCTACAGAGGAGAACGCCACCTGCTCGACATCCTCGACACGAGCAGCGACCACCGCAACTTCATCCACCACTGCAACAAGGCTCTCCAGCGCATCGGCGTTGTTGAGAGGCGCGGCAGGGGCGGCAAGAAGTTCATCGAGCCGGCGTTCCCCGGTCTCACGACATACTGGGCGCGTCACTCGTGGGCGACCATGGCAGCATCGCTCGACATACCGAAGGAGACGATAGCCGCCGCGCTGGGTCACGGCGGCAACACGGTCACGGACATTTACATCGACTTTGACCAGCGGAAGGTGGACGAGGCAAACCGCCGCGTGCTTGACTGGGTGTTCTACGGCAAGCGGTGACGGCGGCGGTATATCCGCCATGCTGCGGCGAGGGCGGCGGCTGTCACCGCGACCCTGCCGAGCCATGTCTGCGTGCGCTGCCACCATGAGAGGGGCTTCTCTACCTCGACAACCTGCGCGGTCTTGGCGGTGTCGGAGTGCGATGTGTCGCGGCTTGCCGCCGTGGCGACCCTCACGGTGTCATGCACCTCGCGGACGCGCTCGCGCCACCGCCACACCTCGCGGACTACGGTGTCGCCGTTGATTATCACTGCCACGCTGTCGCGGACGATTACGCTGTCGCGCCGTATGATGATGTCGGCGCGGCGGCTTGCCGTGTCTATGCGCACCGTGTCGTGAACCTCGCGGACGCTCTCCACAGGGACGTATATGCGGCGGCTGCACGAGGGCAGCAGGAGCAGTGCCACGGCTATGTATGCCAGTTTCTTCATTGCCATTTCGGGTTAAGGTCTCGACCATTTTGCCGGGGTCGGCAAAATGCTGTCAGCCGTTGAACTTGAACGAGCCGATGCGGTTTCGCCAGCCGTTGAGGAACTTGCGCTGCGAGGGGCTGCGGCGGACGATGCCTTCGACGAAGGCGAGCCGCGCTGCCTTGACGCGCTCGAACAGCTGCCGGGGGTCTGCGGCGTTTATGGCTGCGAGGGTCTTTGCCCCGACCACGCCGTCAGCCGTTACGCCGAGCAGCGTCTGCACTTTGCGTATTGCGGTGCGTGTGCCTGAGTTCCATGCCCAGTCCACGCAGATGTCGGCTACTGACTGGCTGCGTATCTCGTCGGCGCGGAACTTGTCCCAGAAGCCGCGCCGGAACACTGTCATCCACTGCTGGTCTGTCATTCGCTTCAGCTGCTCGACTGTCGCGCCTTGCCCGAAGAACTGGCGGAACGTGCCTATCGTGATGCCCTTGTTTGTCGCGCCGCCCTTGTCGCCGGGGACGACAGCGAAGCCGCCCTCCCAGCGGAGTATTATCGGCTTGAGTTTGTTTGCGTCTGCCATTGCTTTGTCGTGTAAAGTTTCTTTATATGTCGTGCTTGTCGTGTAAAGGTTTCGGCGTTTCCTTTACACGTTTCGCGGCGGCTGCTATGGCGCGGCGCGTGTCCTCGGTGGGGGGCTGTCGGCTGATGCAGTCGTATGTGCCGCACTTCTCCTTGGCAAGCTGGAGTTTCAGCTCGGTGTTCTCGCGGAGGGTCTCGGCGTTCTGCTGCTGCGTGTCGAATATGCGGGCGTTGAGGTCGCGTATCAGCGCGGTCTTGTCGTCCAGTGCCTTGTTGAGCTCGACCACCCTTGCGGCGTGCCGTATCTCGTTGTCGTTGTTGAGGTCGATGACCTTGTGGAGGTCGGCGAGCCGCGCCTCGTAGTTGTCGGTTATTGCGCGGTCGGCTTCGGCGGCGGCCTTGCGCCGTCCCGACTTGAACAGGTGCGTTCCGCACGCCCCCAGCACAGTGCCGAGGAGCGTGCAGCCGATGTTGAGTATCTCTATGTCCATGATGTCACGATATAGTGTAGTTCTTGCTTGTTATGGCTTGTACCTGTGCTGTCGTCAGGGCGGCTTTTGTCTTTGCCGAGAACCCGATGGCGCATGGCGTGCCGGCAGTACCGGAGAGATTTTTGCGGGTTGGGAGGTGTTCGATAGTGTATGCCAGCGATTCGGGGTGCGCAGTCCCCCAGTTTGTCGCGCCTGTGAAGTCGAGCCACGTCTGCTCGGCGGGGTACGCGCCGATGATTTGCTGAACTTCGGCGTTGTTCCAGTTCAGCCACAACGCAACGTCGGGGCAGTTCTTGACGAAGTTGTCGGTCACGGTGCAGTTGCCCAGCGACATTCGCACCTCGCGCAGCTGTGAGCAGCCGGAGAACATGCCGCTCGCGTTAGAGGGGGCGAAGTCTTCGGCGGTGAACTCGCGCAACTGCGAGCACTCATAGAACATCGCTTGCGCCACAGGGGCGGCGGTGTGGTCTGGCAGTGTCAGCGAGCCGATGCCGCGCAGCTGCGTGCATGAGGCGAAAGCGTCTTTGAAGTTAGTCGCCTTCGGGAGGTTGAGCTCGCCGACATACTCCAGCGCGGACGCCCCGGCGAACAGCATGCCGCAGTCAGTGGCGAGCGCGGCGCTTATCCCCGGAGCGTACTTCAGCGAGGTACACATGCGGAAGACGGCGGAGAGCGTTGTCGCCTTCGGCGCGGTGATGTAGGGGATGTAGGCGAGGTTAGGCGCGTTGTTGCACAGCTGCTGCAAGGACGGGGTTTGAGAGTAGTCCATGTTCGGGAGCAGCTTTATCGTGCTGTTGTTGGCGAACAGGTTTAAGAAGGACGCAGTCGCGGCGGTTGCCTTGACCGTTGCGGCGGTCGCGTCCATTGATGTGCGCAGCGACCCTGTGGGGTCGTAGCCCAGTGTGTTGAGGGGGTAGACGGTCGTGAGCGGCAGCCGCAGGATTTCAGCCGCGTAAGCGGCAAACGACGCGCTTGCCGTCAGCGAGCCGCCCATGGTGGTAATGGCGGTGCGGATGTTCTTCTTTGTGTTGGCGAGTGTCGCCAGTTTCTGTGCTATTGTCGTGTCCATGTCATTCTCCGTTAATGGTGTCGAGTGCCGCCGAGATGTCGCCGACCGCGCTGTCTATGGCGTTGGTGACGTATGCTGTCGTCGCATAGTCGTTGAGCGTGGTGTTCAGGGCAGTCGTGGTGACGTAAGACTTCCCGAAGGTGTGCAGAGCCTCCGCCAGCGCGGGCGTGGTGACGTAGTCGGAGAGGTCGGGCTTGCGGTTCAGTTCCAGCCATGCGTAGCTGTCCGCGCTTTGCTGGACGGCGATGTACGCAGCGTATTCGGCGGTGGTCGTTCCTGCGCCTGTCAGGTCGGAAACGAATATGCGGTTAAGGCGGCTCGCTGTTGCCGCCGGCAGTTCGGGAGCGCCCTGCACGTACTTGATGCGCGTGCAGCTGTCGTTCACTTTCTCAAGGGCGGTTTGCAGCCCGTCCGCGTCGATGAGCGTGTTTGCCTTTGTTGTTTCTGTTGCCATGTCGTTGAGTGTTTTATATTTATGCCGTTACTTCATGTTTGGCGGCGGTCAGCCGAACACAGCCTCGCACATCTTCTCTATGTCCGCTGCTGTGGCGACAGTGTATGACAGGACTGTCAGCGTCTCGGAAAAGCCCTTGCTGTCATTTTCCAGCTTCGTGATTTTCGTGTTGCTGTCCCTCATGTTGACTTGTATGGTCGCTGTGGTGTCGCCCAGTTCCTTGAGTTGCGCGTCCTGCGCGGAGAACTTCGCGAGGACGGCCCGCTGCTGGATGAGGTTGTTGATGTCCCAGCGTTCCGAGACTTCCGCAGTGCCGCCGCCGATAAGCTGCCGCGCACGCGCCTCGGTGATGCCCGCCTCGCGGTGTTTCTTCGACCTCGCTCTGCGCGGTACGAACTGCGTCCGCGCTGTGTACTTCTCTGTTGCCATGCTATTCTTCTGTGTCCTTGATGTCCTCTGGTGTGAAATGGTCGGGGAACAGCGTTGTCATGGTAGTGTCCGCTGTCATCGCCATGAGGTTCTCGGTTCGGCTCACGGTGTAGAACACCTGCGCATATCCCGATGTGTCGTACTCCTCGGCCCATTCGTCGTGGTTAGCGTCCGTGAACGTTAGCGGCAGGCTGTACGCTTGCCACGGCACGTCCGTGAGCCCTGTGTCCTGGTCGTCGTATGCGAGCAGCTGCGCCTCGCCTGTGAGGGTTGTGCGGCGCGATGCATACTGCGAGTACAGCGAGCCGATGAGCAGCCGCTCGGGCTGCGCCGTCACCCCGGCGCGCTTCAGGCTGACCACGCGAGAGCCGTCCGAGGCCTTGCGGATGAAGCCCTTGGCGGTTGGGCAGTCGGTCTCGGACGTGCCGAACTGCGTGTCGATGCTCAGTTCCTCGTGGGCGTTCTTGTTGAGCCAGCCGGTGAACTCGATGTCGTCCATGTCGGCGGTGTCGAAAGTCTTGTCGCCGCGTATGACCTCCAGCTTGAAGTCCTTGAACATGTACCAGCGCAGCAGGTTGTAGATGCCGTACACTCCCGCGTGCTTCGTGTCCTTGTCGCCGTCTTTCTCGTATGTCTGCTTGTACCACCGCGTAAAGGGCGTTGTGACGGTGGTGTCCGCCACACCGTGACCGATGATGCCCCGGTACAGCGTGACCTCTATAGTGCCGCCAGCGGGCGGGTAAGGTATGTACTGCCCGGGCGACAGCTTCTTGAAGCTCTCGTAGAATATGCCTTCGGTCGGGAACAGCGTGCCGCCCAGCGCCTGAACCTTTGTCACGTCGGCGCGCCCTATGCAGTGGCGGTTTGTCTGCCACCCCTCGATGCCGCTCGGCACGTTCTCGTAGTCTTCGTCGTCGTCGTGGTCGTACTCGTCAGGAGAGTACCATGCGAGCCACGCCTGGCCGAAGTAGCTGTCGGGGTTGTCTGCGTCAGTGTCTGACAGCGGCTGCGTCTTCCACGAGTACGACGCGCCGCCCAGCACCTTCTGCTGCTGTGTCAGCGCGGTGTCGCTCTCCCTTGCCAGCACCTTGCCCGCCGGCAGCCACTTGCCGAGAGCCAGCGACAGCAGCCCCGGCGTGCCGTCCTCCCACACCTCGCGGTTTGAGTAGTAGTGCGTGATGACCCCTGCGGCGTTTTTCAGCACCATGGTAAAGGGCGCAAACACCCAGCGCGACCACTTCTTGACGAACTCGGTATGCCCTTTCTCGTTGTTGTCGTCGCCGTCCGTGTACGGGTTGTAGCGAGGGTCGAGGAGCATGTCAACCGACAGCTTGAGCAGGAACGGCGACCGCGCTCCGTAGCCTGTCGAGCCCCCGGGGTATGTCGGCGTGTCGTCCTTTTCAGGCGGCGGCAGGGGCACCGGCGGCAGCGAGCAGATGCGCATTTTCTCCGCTGTGTAATCGGTGAGCATGTCCCCCCGGCGCGTTGTGTCGATGGCGGCGTTGTCAGCGCCTTTCCAGATGTCGTTGTCTGTCGTGCTTATGTCAAAGGGGTGGCGCATGTAGTCGAGGACGTAGTCGAACTGCGACAGCTTCTGCGTGTTGTCCTTGACCCATGACAGCCACAGGACGTAGCCGAAGTCCGTTCCCCAGGGCTGGTCGCACGGCAGCCCGATGCGGCGCGGCTTGGTTAGCGTCGTGTCCGTCTTCCACGAGTTGCGGATAGTGCCGCGCCCGATGACAAACGACACTGCCACGCCCTCCTCCTCTGAAGCGTCGAGCAGCGGCACGGTCTTGAACGGCCGAGGCCACTTTGCGAAGTCCTCGAACTCGTCCGCAGTGTCAGGGTATTCAGTCGGCGGCGCGGCGGTGCTGCCGTCCCCTGTGTTCAGCCCCGAGTACTTGCGA